GTAAGCTGGTCGTGCCCGGCGAGGCCGACGACGACATCCAGCGAGGTGTCGGGGTTGATGTGAGTACCACCATCCACCTGGAGAAAAGCCATGGGCGTCATCTGCAAACTCCGTTGCCAGTCGAAGAACCTCACGCCGCACACGATGAATTCCGGCGAGAAGGTCGTCGCTGCGTCCCTTACGTTCAGCGCGGTCTACGACCCGGACGGGAAGAACCCCGAAAACCGGATCTTCGGCGATGCGACGCCGAGCGCCGAGTTCAAGACCTACATCGTGAACGGCAAGGCGCACGAGTACTTCGTCCCCGGCAAGGACTACTACTTCCGCATCGAGGAAGCGCCGGCAGCGCAGGCGTGATTTGACAGCGACGCCCCCCGGTGGCAGATTCACGCCATCGGGGGCCTCGCCACGACAGTGCGAGGGGTGTATCGGAACCACCTAAAAGGGTCGCGCAGTACCTCGGTTGCCGGGCACGAAAGCCCCGGTGGATAGGAAGTATTTTTTCGTCCATCAACCGGGGGAAGCAATGGCTCTTACCAATTTCGCAGCGCTCACGTCCGAGCAGCTGACCGTCTGGGAACGCGATGTGTGGCGCCACGCGCGCAACATGGCGTTCATCGGCAAGTTCACGGGCACGTCCGAAGACTCGATGATCCAGCGCATCACCGCGCTGACGAAGACCGAGAAGGGCGCCCGTGCCGTCATCACCCTCGTGGCCGACCTGGAAGGCGACGGCGTTGCCGGCGACCGCACCCTGGAAGGCAACGAAGAGGGCATGAAGTCCTACGACCAGGTGATCCGCATCGATCAGCTGCGTCACGCGAACCGCCACGAGGGCCGCATGGCCGACCAGAAGTCGGTCGTCCGGTTCCGCGAGAACAGCAAGAACGTTCTCGGCTACTGGCTGAGCGACCGCTGGGACCAGATGGCCTTCCTGACGCTTTCGGGCGTGAGCTACTCGCTCAAGACCGACGGCTCGCTCCGCGTGGGCTCCGACCTGCCGAACCTCGAGTTCGCGGCCGACGTCACCGCGCCGACGGCGAACCGGCACTTCAACTGGGATGCCTCGGCCGGCGCCCTCGTCGCGGGCAACACCGCCACGATCGAGGCCGGCGACACGCCCAGCTACAAGATGCTGGTGAAGGTCCGTGCCAAGCTGACCAACAACTTCGTGCGCCCGATCCGTGGCGAGGGCGGCACCGCCCTGTACCACGTGTTCATGTGCCCGGACGGCATCGCGGCCCTGAAGCTCGACCAGGACTTCATCGACGCGGTGAAGAACTCGCGCGAACGTGGCGAGAGCAACCCGTTCTGGAAGGGCTTCCCGAACGGCATCTACGTCGACGGCTTCCTGATCCACGAGTTCCGCCACGTGTACAACACGCTGGGCGCGGCCTCGGGCTCGAAGTGGGGCGCCGGCAGCGCGATCGACGGTCAGCGCGTGCTGTTCTGCGGCGCGCAGGCGCTCGGCATGGCCGACATCGGTCGCCCGCTGTGGGTCGAGAAGGAATTCGACTACAACAACCAGCCGGGCATCTCGGTGGCCAAGATCGCCGGCTTCAAGAAGCCCGTGTTCCGCGCGGTCAACACCGCGACGAACGAGGACTTCGGCGTGATCTGCGTCAACACCGCGATCTAACGTCGCCTACCTGAACGGGAGATACACATGCTTCGCACTCTTTCTCGGTACGGCCAGCCGGTGCTGGAGGCCGAATTCACCTTCGATGTCGAAGACACGATGGCCCATGCAGTCACGGGCGTCGTGCAGGACTTCGGCACCGTCGCGCTCGCCGGCATCTTCGACATCATCGACCTGCCGCCCGGTGCCTTCGTGCTCGGCGGCCATGTCGCGACCGAAGAGGTCTTCGACGCGGCCAGCTACGCGGTCAAGATCGGCGACGCCGTCGACGACGACCGCTACCTGGCCTCGACCGACGTGAAGGCCGCCGGCGCCATGACGGCGCTGGTGCCGACCACGTTCGTGGGCACCGGCGGCAAGGTTCGCATGACCTATGCGGCGGGCGACGTCTGCACGACCGGTCGCATCACGGTTCGCGTGCAGTACATCATCACCGGCCGCGCCGAGGTCGTGAACTAGAACGTCCTCCTGTCACTCTCGTGATGGGTTAGGGCTCGGTGGGGTAAACTCCACCGAGCCCTTTTTTCACGTACGAGGGCGACAAGGGAATCAACAGGAGGACTGCAATGCCGCAAATGGTGCTGAACCGCAACTACACGCTGCGCACGACTTTGGGCCACACCCTCGGTTTCGAGAAGGGCAAGCCGCTGTCCGTACCGTCCATCTGCGTCGAAGCTGCACTGCAGATCGGCGCCGAGCCGGTCAGCGAGTCGGACCAGAAGGACGTCGACAAGGAGCTGTCCAAGCACGACCAGAAGGAGAAGTCGCCGGAGCTGCAGGGGGCCGAGCGTCGGGGCAAGATCAAGGAGATCCTCGAGATCATCGCCGCGCGCAATCGGCGCGACGACTTCATGGCCTCGAACAAGCCGCATCTGAAGGTCGTGCAGGCCGAGCTCGAGTTCACCGTGACCGCCGCCGAGCGCGACGAGATCTGGGACGAGGTCGTCAAGGAACGCGCCCGCTCGAGCGGGGGCGACAAGGAGTAACTCGTGGCCCTCACGCCGGTCAGCTACTACGATCGCTTCCGCCTGGAAACAGGCGACGATCTGAAGCCGGGTGAGGGCCCCGAACCCGACGAGGACTGCCTCTGGAAAGACGCAGAGATCTTCGGGTACCTCAACGACGCGCAGATGGCGTTGGCTCGCAAGACCAACGCCATCCGCGATTTCTACGACCTGGTGCTGAGCGCCGGCGTCGCCTACTACGGCATGCCGGAGCGCCTGTTCCGGCCACGCCACGCCAAGGTCACCGCTGACGATCGACGCATCCACCTCGTCAATGGGCTCAACGGCGAGAGCTACGGCGACGACTACGGCATGCCGCGCCAGGTCACTGACGAGCTCACCGAAGGCCCGATCGAAGCGCTGGTATTCGACGAGCGCAGCGGCAGGATCCGCGCGGCACCGAAACCCACCGTCGCCGAGACGGTGCGGATCTACGGCTTCTTCCTGCCACGCGAGCGCATCAAGGACGAGAACAGCAAGCTCGAGCTGAGCGACGAGCGCTACGAGCTGGCGCTGTTGGCGTTCATGAAGAAGCGTGCCTACGAGAAGCACGACGCCGACACGCTCAACAAGCAGCTGTCGCAGAAATTCGAGGCTGAATACCTGCGCGAGGCCGACGAGATCATCAGCGAGAACAAGCGGCGCACGCGCCGTTCCGGCACCGTGAAGTTCGGTGGAGGCGTCTGGTGACCGGCCAGGAGATCAAGACACCGCCGATGGGCCGCTGGCCCGGTGGCGTGAACAACGTGCTACCCCTGCAGGATCTGCAGCGGCAGCGAGCGCCAGCCCTGCGTGGCGGCGTCAACATCGACATCCAGACTTCAGGACGGCCGGTGCGTCGTCGTGGCTATGCGCTGAAGTCAGGTGGTGTCGCACACAGCCTGTGGGCTGATGACGGCGCAGGCTACGCATTGCTGGTCAAGGACGGTCAACTGTCGCGGTTGACCGTGGTCGATGGGGTGGAATCAGTCGCTGCGCTGCTGTCGGTGTCGCCGCAACGGATGTTCTCGTTCTGCGGCATGAATGGGGAAACATACGGCTCCAACGGAGTCGTGACGGTAAAGGTGGACGCCTCCGGCTCTCTGCAGCCGTGGGGCGTGCCGGCCCCTGGGGGACAGCCCAGGTTGTCGGAGGCGTCCATCGGCGGGCTCGATGCGGGCCGCTATCAGGTCGCAGTCACGTTCGAGAACGCGCTGGGCGAAGAGTCCGGTGCGGAGCTCGCAGCCGTCGTCGATATCGCCGCCGGTAAGGGCATTCGGCTCGACGACATTCCGCAACCGGCCGAGGCTGGCGTCGCACGGGTGCGGATCTACGCGAGCCCCGCGAACGGCGATGCGCTCTACCACGTCGCGTCGATCGCGACCGGCGTGCTCAGTTACACACTCGGCAAGGCTCATATCGGGCTCATGGGGCGCCTACTCGAGACGCAGCTGCATGATCGCGTGCCGCCGTCCGATTACCTGGCCAGCTATCGCGGCCGCATCTATTTTGCCGTGGGCACGACACTCGGCTACACCGCCGCGCTGCGCTACGGCCTGTTCAAGATCCACGAGAACTACTTCCGCTTCCCGCACCTGATCACCGGCATCGCGCCGACACTCGATGGGCTCTACGTCGGCACCGAGCACGTGACCTACTTCCTGGGTGGCAACGACCCCAAGGACATGCAGCAGCGCATCGTGGATCCGCACGGCATGGTGCCGCGCACGGTCACGAAGGCGCCGGGGCAGGCGTTCGGTGGCGAAGACGTGCCGCCGGTACCGCTGCCGCTCTGGTGGAACACCAACGGCGAGCTCGTACGGGGTGATCCCAACGGCGCCGCGGCGCACCTGACCCATGGCCGGCTTGCCTTGCCGCGCTACGCCTCGGGTGCAACAATGCTGCGGGAAGTCAACGGCATGTCGCAGCTCGTCAGCGTGCTGCGCAGCCCCGGCGATGGGTCCGGGTTAGTGGCACGCGACACTGCGGTGGCCGAAGTCATCCGCAATGGGGTCAAGATCTGAAGGGGGCTTTATGAAAGGGGAACTGGTTCCGGACTTCCTGCGGCGCTTCGGCCCGGCTCTGCGCCGCGCCGTCCGCAACTTCAAGTACGAGATGACCGAGGGCGGCATCCTGGTCGGCGGCGCGAGCGGCCTGCTGATCGGCGGTCGCTTCGGCGTCTCCGTCAACGACGGTCCGATGGAGTGGGACAAGAACCTCATCGTGAATGAGGGCTTGAACCACATCCTCGACGTCATCCTGCACAACCAGGCGCAGATCGCGACCTGGTACGTCGCGCTCTTCGGTGGCAACGTCACGCCGGCGGCGACGTGGACGGCGGCGAACTTCGATTCGCTGGCGACCGAGTTCACCAACTACGACGAAGCCACCCGCGTCGAATACAACGAAGCGGCCGCGGCGGCGCAGTCGATCACGAACAGCGCCAACAAGGCGGCGTTCACGATCGGCGTCGGCGGCGGCACGGTGTACGGTGCGGCGCTGATCTCGTCGAACGTGAAGGAAGGCACGTCGGGCAAGCTGTTCGCCGCGACGCGCTTCGCCACGCAGCGCGTGCTCGACGCGACCGACATCCTCAACGTCGCGTACACGGTCAACGCCGCGTCCAGCTAATGCGTGAGGAGGGGCCGGTCCGACGCCGCGTCGTCGGCGACCCCGACGACGCTACGCCCTACTTCGGGCTCGCCCGCACCTTGCTTGGCCGGCTCAAGGCCATTCTCGGTGCGGGCGTCGCTGGTTCCAAGCAGTGGGTCTTGCCCGACGGTGTGCGGATCCGCACGGTTACGGGACCGGCGGGTGACACGATCGAGGTGGACGTTCAGCGCAAGCCACCCGTCGGAGGCTGCGAGGATCTAGACCCACTACTCGAGGGCTTGATCCTCACCCGATCCAGCAGCCTCGTTGTGCTGACGCCGAAGGAAAACCCCGAGTCGCCGTACGATGTGTACGTCGCGAACCAGGCGCTCGCCGACAGCTACGCAGAGCTGAAGCCCAAGCCCTACGACGACCGCGTCATCGATACGTGCGGCAAGCACGAGCCCTGGTACACCGACACGTTGCTGTTCGGCAACCACACCTGGTTCGGTGGCTCCATCCAGAAGCGCCGCGTGGTGTTGTCCTGGTTCGGTCTGCCGTCACGCTATGGCCTGCCATACAACGGTTCGGCCACAACTTGGATTGGCGGCCGCAACGTGTTTTACGCCGGCCGCGCCGTAAAGTACCTGACCGAAGACGGCGTGAATCTCGGTAGCTCGAGCGCGCACTTCCCTACGTTCACGGCTGGGTCGTTTTGCAACGGCGTCGCTTTGCGGCGTAATGAAGACGGCACGCTGCACATGGTCTACGCGCTAGCGAACCTCGATGGTTCTTCAGCGCGCAAGATCGTTGAAGAACGGATCTTCCTGCTGCCCGTTCTGAAGATGACCAACACGCTACTGATCGTTGGGGCGTCAGTAGAGATCATGGCCGAGTCGGCGATCTACGTTTCCGGGACAAACGTCTGCCGCGCAACGCCGTGGTTGTTCAACAAGTCCGGTACGCGCGCGGTCACTGCGCGTGCGTTCCCCGATGCGTCCCTGAACGGGTACGAGCGACGGGCCTTTCTCGATGTGTCCGACGACAGCGCGGTGATGACCCTCGACGAGTACGTCGGCAGCTTCGATACGTTCCAGAATTTTTCGACTGACTCGCAGGGTCAGACGTATAACGGTTTGTTCTGCACACCGCCGCCAGCGTATGGATCGCAGGACGTGAAAGATAGTTTTTCTTCTTCGGGTTCCGAAGGCACCACAACAAGATTCCTGCTCAGCGACTTCATCGGTGACACGTTGGTCGAGATGGAGATCGAACACATCGTGGAAGAGCTGCAGAACAGCAGTGCCACCGGCGTATTTACGTT